AGTATAGTCTGTGCAGTGCTGACAATCGTAGCACTAACAGTAGTTGTGTTAATTTTTTAAGAGGTATTGAATAATGAATAAGTTTGTAAAGATCGCCGCTCTTGCGAGTGTAGTTGCACTAACCAGTGCATGTACACGTATTGAGACAGGTGAAGTAGGTGTTCGTGTTGGCTTTGACAAGCAGGTAAAGTCAGGTGAACTTGTACCCGGTAGTTTTAATCAGGTAATCATCGGTGATGTTCTAACATTCCCTGTAAAGGATGTTAACGTATCGCTTGAGAACATGAGTCCCGTTGCTAAGGATAATAGCACAATGAAGGACTTTGATGCTGTAGTTGTCTATAACATCAACCCAAGTCAAGCCGCTGAACTGTATAGCACTAAGAATCGTGCATTTCATAGTGAAGCAAAGGGCGACATTTATCTAATGTACAATTATGTTGTACAGAACGCACGTAATGCTATCTACAAGGCCGCACGTAAGTACGATGCACTTGATATGGCAGACAATCGCACTGACATGGAAACTTTCGTTAAGGAAGAAATCGTTCGTAATCTTGCAGAAGAAAAGTTGGATGGCACAATTACAATCAATCAGGTATTGATTCGTAATATTGTCCCTGCTGATACTGTTGTGCAGAGTGCCAATGATCTAGTACGTGCTAAGAACGAACTAAAGCAGAAGGAAGTTGAAGTTAAGACTGCCGAAGCAGAAGCCCGTCGTATGGCGGCTCTTGCAAACAACAGTGCTAGTTCAATTGCATTCATGCAGGCACAGGCCGCATTGAATATCTCTGAGGGCGTAAAGAACGGTAAGGTACAGACTATTGTAGTACCCTCAAACTTTAACGCACTAATGCTTAACAAGTAATGATAGAAAAAATAGTAGGCTTATTCTTTACACTATTAATAGTGTTTAGTCTAAGTCTACTATTGATTCCTGCAGTAGGAATCATAATAGGTGTACTAAAAAATTTAATGCGCTAGTAGCCAAGTGGGAAGGCGGGAGCCTCTAAAACTCCAGAAGCGTGAGTTCGATCCTCACCTAGCGCACCAACTTAATATGACAAATCTAACTGAGTACTTTGATAAAAATCGATATCATCCTAAATACTTTTTAGGTGATCGTGTGTTTGGACATTGGAATAAGATTCCTTTTATTGGTACTGTTGGAAACGATACTGTTATCAATGAAGTTGAAGGTCCAAGAATTTCTATTCAGTTGGACTTGCCGATTAAATACAAAGACGAAATCAAAAATGTGATTATCGTTAAACACAAAGACATTAAACCATTGAAGGAGTATTAATATGTCATAGATTGAATTTGATTGTAAAGATGTAGTGTTTCACTTCAACAAGAAACACTTAGAAGATGAGACCATTCCCATGTGGGTCTTAAAATTTCATGGCGAAACCTATTATGTGAATCACGTGGAATGCAACGTTCCCTGGTCTACTAAAGAGACACCCGACAATTCACATACCAAAGGCAGCATCAAAGTCAAAGACTGTTTATTGCAGATTGACGAAGATAACTTAGCCCGTATCTCACCCATCACTGTATTTGACAAAGCACGAATCCGTAATGCCAAAAAAGGTATTACCAGAGTAGTGATTAGCGAAAAGAATTGGGGCGGAACCAAATTACGTAATCTATTAAAAGAACATAAATTTAAGCATGGTCCGATCAAAAGTATTGGCGGTGCATGTTCAACTACATTCTACGTAACTGATATCTATGAAGGTAAAGACGTAACCTACTTAGCACTTATGCTAAGTGACACTGACTTTAGAAAACTTATGCCTAATGAAGGTTATTATAGGTTGTACGATGACCCAAAGTATCAAAAGACCTCAGATATCGATTTGGATGCTGAGGTCGATGATGAGGACGACCAATAATTTTGACAAGGGTGTGCTTTTCATGTATAAATATGTTTGTGCATAGGGCACACCCAACACTCTTTAAATTTTAGGTACTTAGAGTGTGTACCGTAACAAGGAGAATAATTGTGATGTACAATAGTAAACTAGTAGCCAGCCTTAAGGCTAACGGAAAAATCTTACGTGAATTTAAGGATACAGTCTATATTCCATTTGGTAGCGAATATAGCATATTAATCAAAAATCTCAATACAGTACGTGCAATCGTCAATGTTTATATTGATGGTGAAAATGCTGTGCCTGGTGGTTTAGTTGTTAGTCCTGGTCAAGAGATTGATCTAGAACGTAGCATTAAGAACGGCAACATGACTGAGGGTAACAAGTTCAAGTTCATTGAGCGTACCGGCAATATTGAACAGCATCGAGGTGTCAAACTAGAAGATGGTATCGTTCGTATTGAATACCAATTCGAAAAGATATATCAGCGTCAGGATGGAATCATTTGGAAAACCGATCAGTGGCAACCCAATACACCGTTGTATTCAACCGGTATCTTACGTAGTACTACTTTGAATCAAGTCTATGATTCGCATACTACCTTTAGTGCCACTAATGCAGTAGGTTCTGCTACAGTGTCTACGCAATCAATGAACGTGTCAGCACCAATCAATGATGTTGGTATCACTGTTCCAGGTTCAAAGAGTGAACAAAAGTTTTCAACAGCAAGTTGGTTCGCAACTGAAACTGAAAAGCATACTATCGTGCTAAAACTACTAGGCGAGACACCTGACAATAAAGAAGTGCGCAAGCCCGTTACAACCAAGCACAAACCCAAATGCGTGACATGTGGTAAGCAAAACAAAGCAACGGCTAAATTCTGCACAGAATGCGGGACAGCACTTGAAATTTTTGCTTGACATTTAAGTTCAACGGTCATATACTATCAATCTAACTAAACAATTCGTGAGTTTAAAATGACGTATTTTCTAAAGAACGGTAACACTTTTAAGGTAGCAACGAATGAAGCACTAGACCTTCATGAGAAACTTCCTGCAGGTAACTATACGATTCAGAAGGATGCTTTTGGCAATTTGTACCTGGAGCATATTGGCAACTTTACTGCTCCAACGAAAATTTATGGTGATTGTCTAAAGAACACTGATCGTATCATCAATACTTTTCTTGAACGACCAACTACCACTGGTGTAATGATGACCGGTGAAAAGGGTTCAGGCAAGACATTGCTTACTAAGAATGTTTGTATGGAACTTGCAAAGCAAGACATTCCTACTATTGTAATCAATGCTCCTTGGTGCGGTGATGCATTCAATACGTTCATTCAGAACATCGACCAGCCTTGTGCTATCTTGTTTGATGAGTTTGAAAAGGTATATGAACGTGATGAACAAGAGCAGATTCTAACTCTACTAGATGGTGTATTCCCAACTAAGAAGTTGTTTCTACTAACTTGTAATGACAAGTACCGTGTTGATTACCACATGCGTAATCGTCCCGGACGCATCTACTACATGCTAGACTTTAAGGGTCTTGATTCAACATTCATTCGTGAATACTGTGATGATACCCTTAAGGCAAAGAATTACATTGACAAGATTGTAACTCTTGCAGGTCTGTTTGGTGAGTTTAACTTTGACATGCTTAAGGCGCTTGTTGAGGAAATGAATCGCTATGGCGAAACACCTCAGGAAGCATTACGTATGCTAAACATCAAGCCTGAGTTTGATAACGGTACCAAGTACACTGTTAAACTAATGGCTAATGGTCGTGATGTTACCGAAGATGCTAACATGACTGAGTTCGAAGGTAACCCACTACGCCGTGAGGGTGTTGGAATTGGTTTTGATCCTGACCCCGAAGATGACAATGCCGAATACAAGCATATCGTTTTCACTGCTGATACCCTCGTTAAGGTTGACGCACAGAAGGGTCTGTTTGTGTTCGAAGATAAGGGTATTAAGATGACCCTTACTAAGGCACCAGTCAAGTACTTCAACTACGATGCGTTTTGAGTAATGGGGACTTCGGTCCCCATTATTTTTATGTTTACAGTCACTTATCCCCCTCAACATTTGCCTTGCGGAGGCACAGCGTACTTTGATGAGTCATCAGGTATTAGTTACCGTTGCGAACATTGCATGGCAGTAATCGGTTCAATAGGTCAGCCACAATCGTGTAAAGATGAAGCACGTAAATATGAAAATTGGAAACTACTCGGTGGCAAAGGTTGGGACTACGAACTAGGTTGCCCAAAGTAATTACTTTTTCTAAATAGTAGCATATTTAGAAGTAGAGCATGATGTAAATACATTATGCTTTACGATATGGTCTATTAATTATGAATGGTTGTTTCACTTGCTTAAATTGTGGTAAGAATAATCCAGTCAAAGGACACTCTTACACTAACAAATACTGTAATAACAGTTGCCAACAGCAACACCGCAGTAGAATGCTGATCAACGAGTGGAAAGAACATCCAGAACAAAAAGCATGGCGTCAGGTTCCTGACTGGATTAAGAAGTACTTAATCAGTGAACGTGGACATAAGTGTGAAGTTTGTGGTCTTGAAGAATGGTTGGGCCACCCGGCGCCATTGGTCGTAGACTACCTAGATAACAATAGTCATAACAGTGCAGAAGAAAACTTACAATTGATTTGTCCCAATTGTAGGTCACAGAAGTAAATTTCATTTAACACACAGAAGGAGATTAAAATGAAAACGATTGGTGATAAGATTGAACAGTTTGCCGTAACAGGCGTTAAGCCAGGTGCATTGACACCTGATGGTGCATTCGAAACAATTACAGAAAAGAGTTTTGAAGGCAAGTGGAAGGTAATCGTATACTATCCTAAGGACTTTACTTTTGTATGTCCAACTGAAATCGTAGCATACGATAAGTTGAACAAAGAATTTATTGACCGTGATGCAGTTCTATTGATCGGTAGTACTGACAATGAATTCTGTAAACTAGCATGGCGCAATGCTCATGAAGATTTGAAGAAAACTACTAGTTGGTCATTCGCTGACGTTGCACGTGATGAACTATCACTTGCTGGTCAGTTAGGTATTTTCTATGGTCCAGCAGGTGCCGCACTACGTGCAACATTCATTGTTGACCCTGAGAACATCATTCAGCATGTTACAGTTAACAATCTAGATGTTGGTCGTAACCCAGAAGAAACATTGCGTATTCTTGACGCATTGCAAACTGGTGAACTATGCCCATGCAATCGTGCAATCGGTGGTGAGACCCTCTAATGAACTTTGTCTTTGACGTAGATGGAACTCTAACTCCAAGCAGAGATACTATGAATCATAGGTTCTCTGAATGGTTTTTAGAATTTGCCAAAAATAATAACGTGTATCTAGTGTCCGGTAGCGATTATCAAAAGACACTAGAACAGTTAGGCTATCCAATCTGTCACGCTGTAAAGGGTGTTTACAGTTGTGCAGGTAATGCACTCTACGTCAAAGGACAACACATCTATTCTAACTCATTTGAATTAACTGAGGAAGAATATAAATTCTTAGAGACACTTTTAGAACTAAGTGCATACCCTGAACGTACTGGACAGCATATCGAAATGCGTACAGGGTTATGCAATTTTAGTGTTGTGGGTCGTGGTGCAACACGTGACCAACGAAACACATATGTTCATTATGATACTGCAATTAATGAACGTAAAAATCTCGCAGAGTTAATCAATGCGAGATTTCCGCGTTTAGAAGCAACAGTTGCAGGCGAAACAGGTATTGACATTTATCTATGTGGTAAAGACAAGGCTCAAATTGCTGATGAAATCTCACCATTTGTTTTCTTTGGAGACAAAATTGAGATTGGCGGCAATGATTACTCTATTGCATTACGTGCTAGCAAGTATTATAAAGTAGATAGTTGGGAAGATACATTTAGTATCTTGCAGAAGGAGTATGATACATGCTTGAGTGTTTAATTTTAGGCGATAGCATTGCTGTAGGAGTACATTCTACTCGTCCAGATTGTGCTGTCTATGCAAAAGTAGGTATTAACAGTAGAGAGTTTGTTAATAGATACATTGGTAAAGACTTAGTTGCTGAAACAGTGCTTATTAGTTTAGGCTCAAATGATTATGCACAAATCAAAACAAAGAATGAGTTGTTAGATTTACGTTCTCAGGTTTTAGCAAAAAAGGTATATTGGGTAATACCTGCAATAAAGCCTAATATACAAGACATTGTTGAAGAAGTAGCAAACCATTACGGAGATTGGATCATTAGAATTCCAAATCTCTCAAAAGATGGAATTCATCCTACTAGGCAGGGTTATAAAAAAATAGGAGAAATTATAAAATGAGCAACTACAATGAGCAGTTACATTATTTAAAAACATGGCATTGCCCATCATGCAATGCATCACAACAAAATTCTAAGGAGAATAAACAATGAGTTGGGTAGATCAAGTAAAAGAAAGCATTCCAGATCATGCTAAAGATATCAAGTTAAATCTTGATGCAGTTATCAATCGCAGTGGTCTAGATGAAGTAGACGCACATGCATGTGCATTCGCAGCCGCTATTGCAGCCGGTAACGGAGACCTCGCATTTGAAATTTCAATGAACGGTCCTCTTGCAAGTACTCCAGAGCGTGAAGCCGCAAAGACAGCCGCCGCATTAATGGGTATGAATAACGTTTGGTATCCATTCGTTGAAATGGCTGACGATGAATCAATGAAGGGTTTGCCTGCTGGCTTGCGTATGAACGCATATGCAACACACGGTGGTGTTTCAAAGAAGAAGTTTGAAATGTATGCTCTTTGTGCGAGTATTGTCGGTAAGTGTCATTTCTGTGTTAAGAACCATTATGATGTTCTTAAGAAGGAAGGCATGACTACACAAGAGTTGATGGCAGTTGGTCGTATTGCCGCTGTGATTACCGCAGTAGGTAAAGTAGCACTGTAAGTTACTTTACACCGATAATCATAAATCTTTTAAATCCCCACTCACTATATGTGATATCTTTGGTATCAGCAAAAACATAATGTGAGAGGGGATATTTCTTTTTGAAGTCATCAAGTGTTAGGCTGGGGTTAGTGACTTTCCATACATCATCGTTTAAGTCAACGTCACTTGTTTGTATACATACAAGCGTTCCAGGGGTAACATTTTCAAACCAACCATCTTCCATGTGTTCTGTGCTACAATTTATAATTACATTGAAGCCTTGAAAGTTGTATGTGGTAGCATCATCAGTGGTGTTTCTTAGTTTACAACCATACCCGATCATCCATGCTTGATTAACCTTATCTGCTATCTCTTTAGCATTAGGATCAATGTCTATACCCAAAATAGATTGTATCTTATGTTGATTTCGTGTTAGCATCATGAAACCGAGTACGTTGTACCAACTGCCTAAATTTGCTACGATAGCATTATCAGGTAGATACGGTTCAAGGTTCTCGCAAAGCCACAGTTTGCTTTGTATCTGTCCATGTGAAAACGATAGATAGTCCATAAATTTATTTATTGGGCAATTAAGGCTTGACAATAAAAGAAGTTGGTGATATAGTTAGATCATTGTTGAGTTGATGCGTTGAAAAAGAATTTTTTGAAAGCCGAAAAAAAGGCTTGACAAATACTCTGACTTGATGTACAATGAGGCATAAATTGAAGAAAGTGTGAAAAAACGATAGTTAATTTGTTCTTTTTTCAACCAGGAATAAATAAACTTACTATGAATAAAACTATGAATATATTGAAACAACATTCGCTCTTATGGTCAAGAGAGACCTCTATGGGAACAGTTGCGCCAGTATATCCTACAACAAGTATTCGCGGCGAATTTGATAACCAAAGAGGCCCGGGGACTCGGTAAACAGTTTTATACATAACTAGTTTATTTGAACCCTGGGAATCGCAAGACTCTCAGGGTTAACCATTTAGAAGTGCATGTCGGAACGAGCCTGCAAAGCACTATAAAAAAAGAAGGGGCGGACAGGATACATGAAAGGGATGGCGATAACGTCCCGAGTAAGACTCCTGGGCAGGGTATCGACCCTGTCATAGTCGGCGAAAGCCGGCTATTCCTAGAATGCATGGTAGCCTAAAAACAGTCCCATTATCCTGATTAATCGTTGAAGTCACATGCTATCGTGCATTCTAGCAATAGCCGTCAACCGTCTGATTGCCCCTTCCTCTAGTGGTAAGAGAGCGGACTTTGAATCCGTCAACCTAGGTTCGAGTCCTAGAGGGGCATCCAGACGTTACAATATATTGGGGTATCGCCAAGTGGTAAGGCATCGGATTTTGATTCCGACATTCAGAGGTTCGAATCCTTTTACCCCAGCCAAACAGTTTTCAGGCAGCATTCGTCTATCGGTTAGGACCGCGGGTTTTCAGTCCGCTAAGAGGAGTTCGATTCTCCTATGCTGTACCAGTTAACGCCCACTTAGCTCAGTTGGTAGAGCAACTGATTAGTAATCAGTAGGTCGCGGGTTCAACTCCTGCAGTGGGCACCATACATATTATAGGTCCTTAACTCAACTGGATAGAGTGCCAGGCTTCGAACCTGGAAGTTGGGGGTTCGAATCCTCTAGGGCCTACCATTTAGGAGTTAATTATGCCATTCATTGAAAACGTAGCAGCCGCAGATATACCCACTCGCTTCCATCATGATGCGGGTGAGAATAGTATGCTTATTCAGATCATGGATACAGGTACTAGTTGGTGGCCTACTCCTAAGCATAACTTCAAAGAAATTCATAAGTTTGAATTTCTAGATGTTGAACGTGATGACCACGTTGATGATGAACTAATGAAGATTAGTAACGAACAAGCACAAGAACTTGTCAGACTACTACAGCATGCACTTGCTAATAAGATGAATGTCGTAGTGCATTGCTTTGCAGGCATTTGTCGCAGTGGTGCAGTCTGTGAGATTGGCGTGATGATGGGCTTTGATGATACTGAAAAGTTTCGTCAACCCAACTTACTAGTCAAGCATAAAATGATGCAAGTATTAGGATGGACGTATGATCGGGATGAGAGACATGATCCTGATTCATGGCGTAGTCAACTATACTAATGCTCCCGTAACTCAGTGGATTAGAGTACTGTGCTACGAACGCAGGAGTCGGAGGTTCGAATCCTTCCGGGAGCGCCAGAGGTGTTATAAATATTGATATGAACGATAAACTGATTTGGATAATGAGAGAGCCTCGTACAGGAAGTACTTGGATCACTGATGCGTTAGCCAAAAAACTTAACAAAACTATTTGTCACTATGAAATGCAGTTTGACAAGAACTTAGAGTTAGATATAACTGCAATAGATTTTCAAGATCATAGCAAATTGTATTCAACACACTTGTTTAATCTGATTCCTAAAGTTAAAGAGATTGATCCTTATATCATTCGCACTGCTAGAAGAAACAAAACAGAACAATGTTTGAGTATGTTATATTGGAATCATTTTCCGAAAAGCATCAAACATTATTTTGTAGACGAATCGAGAAATGCTAATATGGATTATTTCACTCGTTCGTTAGATAATCCTGTTACAGTGAATAAAGAAAGTGTGTTTGACATATTAGTGAAAATTAAAAAAAGAGATAGAGTTTGGGAAGACAATTTCCAACATTTCACAAATGATGTTATCGTCTATGAAGATTTGTTTGATGAAGTATATCTATCTAATTTAGATATCAAATTGAGTTTTTCAGAAGAAACTAATTTTAGTTATAGAATGCCTGAGTACAAAACTAAAGCATTTGCTAATTACGATCAAATCATTGAGTGGTGTGACGATTTCATACCCAAAATGAATTTCATACAATATTAATGGTGACCTTAGTGTTAGCGGTTAGCACACAAGTTTGTGGCACTTGAAGCACGGGTTCGAATCCCGTAAGTCACCCCAGGCGTTCGATTAGTTCAGAGGTAGAACGCTTCCTTGACATGGAAGAGGTCAGTGGTTCAATTCCATTATCGAACACCATATACCTCATAAATAACTTTATGCAAAAATTATATGTAGCGGGTGATAGTTTTGCTTCATTAGCAAAAGATCAGCCTGTAGGAAACAGTTGGTCAGAAATATTAGCCAGTAACTTAAATGCTGAGTTAGTAAATGTGGCTAGACCGGCTGCTAGTAATTTTTCTATTGCATTGCAGATTGAATGGATCATTGAACGTATTACTGCCGATGACTTTTTGATAGTGTTCTTAACAGATCATTATCGAAAAACATTGGTAAATTTAGATATTGAAACAGATGAAACAAAACATCTTTTAGAGTATCATTCTATACACAATGAACAACGTCCTAACATTAATATAAATTATAGTTCAGAGCCTAGATTGATAGCATCTACGATACATCATGAAGGTAGAACTAAAGAATATTATAGAGATTGGTTTGACGTTGATATTCAGCAGGTTGAAGATAGGTTATTATTGACGGGTGTATTTGCAAAGTTATCAACAGTTACAGATAAGTTTCTTGTTTGTAAGGGTGGATATGGTAAAGAAAAAGATTGTACCAGTCACAAAACATTTTGCATTAAAAAGCATCAGTTTGTAAATTACACATCTAATTTTATGACTATGTTAAGTGAACCCTCACTATACATAAATCATTTAGATGATCTTACCCATCAAAAACTTGCTGTATTATTGAATAAAAAATACAGGAGCAATTATGTCGGGTAAAGGTGATAGACCAAGACCATATAGTGTAGATCAAAAAACTTTTGATAGTAATTGGGATGCAATATTTGGCAAGAAAGAAAACAAGTCCACAGAATATGAGGACAAGATTACTCGCAACAATAGCGAGACACAAGAAGTATTAAGCCATAGTAGCTCAGTTGGTAGAGCAACGGACTGAAAATCCGTGTGTCACTGGTTCAATTCCAGTCTTTGGCACCAGTTATGCGGACGTGGTGGAATGGTATACACGATGGTCTTAGAAGCCATTGCCGAAAGGCTTGAGAGTTCGAGTCTCTCCGTCCGCACCAAATTCAGTCTATGACTGATACTGCGCCGCCCGTATGCAGTATAACAATCCCGGGCCTAGTTAAAATGCCCCGATGGTGGAATGGTAGACACGCTTGACTCAAAATCAAGTGCCTAACAGCGTGCCGGTTCGAGTCCGGCTCGGGGTACCAGATCAATGCCCCTGTAGTTTAGTGGTAAAACACCCGCCTTATACGCGGCTTCGTCTCCAGATTAGAGAGCATCGTAGGTTCGAATCCTACCGGGGGTACCAATTTTTAAAGGATAGTCATGTGGCTAGTAAAAGATAATGATGGTCATGTAAGAGGTAAATCTTCTGACCTAACTATCGCTATGGAGATGGCAAAATATGTTGATGAGTTTGTAGTTATTACAGATGGCACGACAGAGATTGTAGGTCATTTCGGAGTTGATAGTGTAGTAGATGGCAAATGCCCAGATGGCGTTGCCTATGATTGGGACAAAGCAAGCCGAATCGGTAGAGTGAAACGTGCCCGGGTGGTGGAATTGGTAGACACGCAACGTTGAGGTCGTTGTGCTATAACAGGCATGCTGGTTCGAGTCCAGTCTTGGGCACCAAAGAGTTTATAATTTACGCAAAGACAAAGGTCTAAATATTTTTATGTAGAGAATAGGAGTTAACATGGCGGTTCTAGCCTTAGACATTTCAGGTATTCCCCGGGCATGGGTGACTACCGATGAAGCAATAACATATCACGCCAAAGAATTAGTAGCATGGACACTAGGTGACGTTGTTGCTAGATATCGAGGTGGTGTACAAAATGACGGTACTGAAAGTTACCTAGAAACCCCTAGCATTATTGCTGTTAAGGGACATGGTTTTGATTTTCGCAAACATAACAAAGTTGCATTAACAAACCGTACATTATTTGCTAGAGACCGACATGTGTGTGCTTACTGTGGAGGTCACTTCACAAATCACACCCACCTAAGCAGAGAT